GACGCCGACCGGGAAGCCACCGGAGAGAGACTCCACAAGACCCGTCTCCGGGTCATAGGCGTAAGACAGTGGATTGCCCTGACGGTCGGTCAATGATTCGATGCTCGTCACATGACGTGCGGGCAGTCGAATCACCGTGCCGCCACGCGAGTTGATGACGCCGGACAATGCCATGTTCGGCATGACATGCCAGCCACACTCACGCCTGATCGCCGCCTGCGCGGCCCTGATCCGAAACTGCGCGTCATCCTCGAAAGCCGAAGGGTCGGCAATCATGTCGGGAACCACATTCACGTCAATCATGCCGACCCCCAGACTCACTCGGCCTTGGCCTCGGCCTTGGCTGCGGCCTTGGCTGCGGCCTTGCCGAGCGTCACCTTGACGAAAGCCTTCGGATACTTCACCTGCAGGGCGAGACGCTCCTTAACTCGGAACGTGATCTTGTCGTTGGTAAAATCGTCCTCATGGCTATTGGTGGATTCGACGACTAGACCACCCTTACGGTAGATGGTGCCGCCAGCCTTGAACGCGCCGACGAGCACCGTACCCTTGGTCATCGCCTCGGTCACGACGGTGCGCAGCCCCCACAGCGGCGGATTCTGCATGATGCCGCCATTACCGTACTGTCCAGCGAAGAACCCACCGCCGAAATACTGGCCGTTCGCATCCTTGGACAGGCGGATGGCCTGATAGTCCGCAGGATTGATGACCACCGCATCGGCGGAGAAGCCTGTCGCGGTGGCGATATCCGTGGTAGCCGCGAAGATACGGTCCGGATCGGAGTCCGCGGCCTGACCCTTGGACTGGATTCCCCGGTTCAGAATGCCATTGAGATTCTGGTCGGTGCCATCGCCGGACAGGAGCTGGATCTCCTCCTGCAGCTTCAGATTGTATTGGGCGTGCTGGTTGATCTCGGATACGACGAAAGGCAGGTCTTCGGCCATGTCGTCGGTGATCTTCCACCATGCGGCGACCTCATGCAGGCTGTCGGACACCCAAGTCGGGTCCGGAAGGTGGATCTGCGGCTTCTGGCCACCCTCGGCTACGGTGGTCGCGCTGCCTTCGAGGGAACCGTAGACCGGGTATTTGATGGTGGTGCCACTCATGGTGCCGGACGCGAAAAGGTCGGCGATGACGAGCGGACGCTCGTACGGCCATACGCCGTTCTGGTCGGTTTCGGTGAGGAACGGCGCGTAGGCTCCGGACGCTCCGCCTGTGGCATGAGTGCTGGAAGACGCCTTGAATTCCGGAGTGGAGAACAGTCCTCCCTTGGTGGCGAGCACGCTCAAGCCCTTTTCCTGCAGGGACTTGACGTAGAAGTCGCCGAGGGTCTGCGCCTCGACTCCCCTGTGTTCGGTCTTGGACGTGCCGGCGAGCTTGTCGAGTCCTTCGCCGACCTCCTTGAACAGGTCGATGCGCTCCTGCAGCTTCTTCGCCTCGGCGTAACGCTGCTTCAGCTCCTCCTGCTCCTTTTCGGTGATGTTATCCATTCCCTTGGCGAGGATGGACTGTGCCGCCTTCTTCTCGGCGGCGAGATTATCCATGAGGTTCATGGCACTCCTTTCGGTTAATGTTCCAGCGAGAAGAAGTCGCTGATGGTCTTGTATTCCTCAGCCCACTGCGGGTCAAAGCTTTTCTGGTCTTTCCTCTTCGAATCGTCCGAATCGTCCGAATCATCGGTGGAAGTGTCTGTGGGGTCGAAGTCATCCGTGTCATCGTCCGGCTTCTTGTCGGCTGAATCGATGCCGTCCAAGACCTCATGCAGACTGTCGAGCGCTGCGCGAAGCTTGCTTTCGTTCGAAGCGCTGATCGCTCGTCCGCTCTTCACCTCAAGCACCTCCGCGCCCTGATTCGCGGCCACCTGCACAAGGGAAATCTCAAACAGCTTCACCTGACGAATCTCACGGTATCCGTCCCACGCGCTCTTGCCGTCCTGGACGAACGCGGTCTTCTCGGCGATGAAGCCGATGCTCATCTGGTGGATGAGCCCGCGTTTCAGCAGGTCGTATGCGCGCTTTCCTTCCGGCAGGTCAAGGTCAAGACGGGCCGTGACCAGCAGGCCATGCTCGTCCTCCACCGCGCTCAGCGTCTCGCCGATGATGTCGGTGGGCTTATCGTCCTTGTGCTGCCAGTGGATCGGGATGCCCGCGCCGGTGCCGCCGTAGTCGTTATCCAATGTTTCAGCGAAAGCGCCCTTGACGATCACGTCATCGTACAGGTCCTTGTCCCATGTCGAGGCGTAGCCGCTGAAAACGCCCTCGCCTTGACTGTCATCAAGGGATTTCAGTTCGAAGCCCTTGAAATCAAGCCTCATGATGTTTCCTCCTTGGTGAGCGCGTCCCACTCGGCGTGAAATTGCGCGTCATATCGGTAAAGCCGTTTGAATTCGGCGAGCATGGCCTTAGCGTCCTCGCCGTTGACCGGATTGTTCTCCTGCGCGTTCTGCGTCCGACCGCCGTCCTGCGGGCTGGGCTGGCCACCCTCGCTCACGTTCAACGGGGTGATGAGCTGGTCGCCGCCAGGAACGCGAGGCATGTCAAGAATCTGACGTGCCTGATTCGTGGTCATGAAAGGCCGTCCGGTTGCCGTGCTGAGCGCCTGATACTGCTCACTCGTCGTGCCGCGCAGTTTCGCGTCCACATTCGCCCTGATATAGCAATCCGGTTCGCCCACAGCCTCTGGAAGGCTGAGATTCAAGGCTTCCTCAAGAGCGACGATGTATGGCATGAGCTCCACGTTCCAGAGCTTCTCCTTGTAGGCGCTGATGTTGGAATTCGTGCCGGTTCGGAATCCGATGTTCTCCGGCGAGATTTGGAAGGCGTTGCATACGGCAATGTTGATCCGGTCGCGCGCCTCCAAATCGTTCACATCCACCGGCTTGAAGACATTGTCCAAAGGGCGCATCTCCATGCCGTCCTTGAGGACAGGCCAGCCGCCCTCGCGGCCGCCATTCTGGATGAAATTACGCAATCCATTGGTGAAGTCGTCGTAATCATCCTGTGATAGCCACGGCATCTCCTTCGGACGGTAGACGTAGCCTCCGGCCTGCATGCCGTTCTTCGCGATGCTCCGACGGTAATTGGCCATCGCCTTGGCCTCCGCCAAGAGCGGACGAAGCACATTGGTCACACTATCGCCATACTGGAGGCCGGAAATGAAGCCGACGTCCAAATGCACACGTGGATCGGGCAGATCAAAATGCATGGCCTGCTGACTGTCCATCGTCAGCAGATTCACGCCGGTAATCTCGCCGAAAGCGTTGCCGGAAAACTGATAGCAGTCAGAGGGGATGCGACGAAGAGTGAAACGCCCACCGTCCACGCCCAGGAGCATGAGCCACCGGTCATCGAGCAGCATGTCACGAAGAAGCATGCTAATGAAACGGTAGCGGGTCATGCCAGGAAGAGGAGAAGGCCGCTTCATCAGAGCGGCAAGAGCGCCGTCTGTGACTTCCTCCGCATCGCCGTCTGAATTCTTTCGATACACTTTGAATGGCAGTGACGCGATGTTGCGGGTGATGAAGTCCACCACGACACGAACCGCATACTCTCGGCAGTAGGCGCCGGACGCGTACCCGTAGAAGTCCATGTCGGACGGCCAACTGTCGCCGTTCGCGAGCGGAATGCTGGTCGCCGGCGTCGGACGCTCGTCGGCTTCGGCCATCTTCATGCCGACGACTGCGGCGTTATTGTGGAGGAGCCGGTCAAGGAATCCCATCGATACTCCCCTCTTTGTGAAGAATCTAGAATCTGACCCTCACGCCTTGCGAGGGCTCGTATTTCGGTTTAAGCACTTCAGCCTGCATGGTCTCCAAGGCGTACAATGCCTGCGATTCGGCAACCAAGCCGGAAATCTGCAATGCGGACTTGGTGCGGTCCCACACCTCGACCTCGCCAAGACGCCGGGACACGGCCACGGAAACCTGCTGTTCGATGGCGGGCTGCGGCAGGTGCCGCAGCTTGCCCTCACGCACACGGTCATGAAAACGGCCGCAGCACGCACCCAGACGGAAGCCTTCGATGAGATGCACCGTCCACCCTTTTTCGGTCAGCGGGTCGATGAAGTCCACTGCCGGACAGCCCTTCGACTGCACGGCAATCTCACAAATCGACGGCCAGCTCTCACGAAGCAGGTCGAGATAATGCGGAACCCACAGCATGCCGTCACGGCGTGCGATCAGCTCCACGTCCGCACGCATTCCGGCAGCGGCCACATACGTGGTCTTACGGTCAGCGCTCGTGTCCACGGACAGGACGACGCGATTGCCGTCAGGAATCGTGGAATGCGAGTCGATGCCGCTGGCCCACAGTTTCGGACTGATGAAAGGAATAATGTCCGCCGTGACCCACTGGCACAGAACCTCTGTGCGGAATGCGGCCTCGGTCATGCCGTCGATATCGGATCTGACGCTCATGACGGTCATCGGCCCATAGCCGAGCGACGGGTTAGCCTGGCGGATAGCGTCGGCATCATCCACCGGACACTTGTCAGGCGCAGACCACTCGAAATAGCCGAACGATCCATCCTGCTCGCCGGACAGGAACACGTCGGCCGGATTGCCACCGTCGGCGCTCAGACGAGTCCACTCGTCAACAAGCTTGCGGCCCTTGTCCACCTGCTTGCGAAGCGCCACAGACCGATAATCGCCAGCGTTCGAAATGCCCCACAATTGACTAGACCAAACCGCCTTCGTGGTCTGGCTGACAGCGTTCCAGCCATCATCAGTATGCTGCTCACGCAACTCATCGAACACGACACGGGCAGCGCTCTTCGCGCGAATGTTCTTATCCGCACGGACAATATATCTGGCCTTCGAGCGGGTGATGATCGCCTCCTCGCCGTTCGTGTTCACGAATTTCTGCGTCATCGCGGCGAGATCCGGAATCACCAGATCCGCTTCCTCATCGGTAGAAGGCTGAGGATTGCACCACTCCTTGACCTGATTGTAAGGCCCCTTCGCATTGTCCAACGTCTGCGCGGCACCGACCACAAGGAACTTCACGGGCGGCACCCTGTCCGGATGCTTGTTGGAATCGACGAACAGCCACCATGCGGCCAACACGCCCATCAGCGTTGTCTTGCCATTCTGGCGGGCGACAAGCACGATCACCTTGCGGAAACGGTAACTACCGTCCTCAAGCAGTTCGAGCGCATGGACGAGCAGCCACTGCTGCCACGGATACAAATGCACGTGCAGCATGATCTCCGCGAACGCGATCACCGCGAAACCATTGCTCGTCTCCCTCGTCAACGGCCTGAGCGGCGGCGTGAAGATACGCGGCAAGGTCACGCCATGATGCTCATCGTCGATGGCACCGAAAACCGTAAGATTCTCAGCCGCCATCGCAACCTCCTCAGCCGAAACGCTTCATGAAATCATCCATCGCGATAACCTTGTCGCTCTTCGCTTCCTCAGCCCTGACTTCGGGCTTCTGCCTGGCCGGACGCCCGACCTTCGCTGGAGCGTCCAAAGTCAATCCGAGAGACTGGCAGTATTTCAGGAAAGTCGGCAGAGTCACATTGTCGATCTTCCCGTTCTCATCAACGAATCCGACGGCATTCAGGAAGTCAATCCGACCAGCCAGCACGCGGGCGGCCGCGACCACTGCGGAATTCACGGCCTTCAGCCCATCGGCGTTCTTCAATGAACGCTCCAAAGCCTCCGCCACATTATGGCTCGGAAATTTCGCAGACATGCTTCACCTCGAATCTGCAATCGCGCGCGCGACCCCCGGCCAATTTCGGCCATCGGGGAGAGGAAGAGCAACCACGCGGGCAGTAGGTCGGTCTTCGTTGGTTTTTAGGATTTCACCGCCCCTACCTCGTCGGGGTTGGTTTCGAATGCTGTTTTGAATGCTTTGATTGCGTTTGTGAATCGTGTGATGAGTTCGTCTGTGCTTGGTGGTTTTGGAGTGATGAGTGTGGTGTAGCAGTCTCCGACCGTGAAGGTGTTGACCTCGTTGTGGGTGACGTTGATTGGGATGTTGACGGTGAATGAGCTGATTGGGAATGTCTTGTCGCTGATTGTAGCGGTGAGCTCTAGTGTGACTGGCTGCTGTGGCATCATTGCCTCCTTGCTCATGCTGTTGTTATCCATTGTCGGCTTAGTGTGCCGATGGGTGTTGGTGGGTCTTGGTTGCTTCTGAGTCGGTTGCAGCTGGTGTGGCTTGGTCGGAAGCCTGCTGGGTCGAATTGAAGTTCTTGGTGTTTGGAAACCGGGTAGAGGTGGTCAAGATTGTATGATTCGTCGCTCGTGTTCTTTTCGGCGGCGTAGTCGATTGGCATTCCGCAGAGCCAGCAGACCGCATGCCGTGCTTTGCACTCCGCGAAGAATGCGGCCTTGTCTTTTTCGAATTGGCGTGTGGTCTTGCGGACTCTTGACATGTGGTCACCGCCTTGTGGTGCTTCGTGCCGGAGTCGGACCGGCTTGAGGTGGAATGCGTTGTTGTCATCATGGTTGTGTGTGCAGTATGGCGCCATGGTTGGTTGGGGTCCGACCGTTAGTATTTTGTGCTATTCCGCCTGCTCTGCCGTTGAGCTATCGAAGCGAATATGAAAAATGGTCCAACCATTTCCGGCTGAACCATTTTACTACTGTACGGTAGTATAGCATTTTAATTGTGACAGTCAAGCATGGCGGTTATTTCTCCGAGGTTGAACACGTACTCTCCTTTGTGTTTTGTCGGCGTGGCGTGCAGTTTGCCTCTGGTGAGCCATTGGCGGATCTGGCTGCTGGTGCAGTGGATGTCCATTTTGGTGAGGTAGCGTGCGACTTCGATTGGTTTTCCGGTGTATTCGAGTTGCCAGAGTTTGTTGTCGCGTTCGGCTTTGATGGCTTGGACTCCGCCTTGCCATTTGCAGTCTGGGCATGTCCATGTTTCGGCTTGTGGCGTGCTGGTGGCTTGGTGTCCGCATTTTGGGCAGCTGCCGATGATGACCATGGCTTCTTCCGGTGTCAGGGCTTGCTCGTTTCGTCGGATGATGCGTTGCAGGCTGGCGTAGTCGTCGGCTGCGGTGCTCATCGTCAATATGGTGTGTTTGTTGCTGATGATGGCGTACCATGCTTTACGCCAGTTGTATGCGGCGTATGCGGCGCGTATTTTGCCTGCCTGTTCGGCGAGCCATGCTTCGGATTCCGTGATGAGGTCTTGTGCGCTGGTGTCGATGGGCAGTGGCGCGTTGCCCCTGTTTGGCGTGTGGCCTGTGGGGCCGATGTGCGCCTGTCGGAGCATGATGCTTCGCAGGGTCGGGAGTCGGACATGGCCGAGCTGGCGGATCATGTCCCAGTAGTCGGCGGTGCATTTGGCGCAGAGCGTGCCGCTGGCGGGTTTGCCGCAGTGCAGGCAGGTCAATTCCGGCTCCTTTCGTCGTGCTGGTGGATGATGGCCGCGATTGCGGCTTTCGGCACTTGCGGCACGAGTGGCGCGATCTCGTCGAGCGCATATCCCGCTTGATGCCACTTGATGATCATGTTTTCGAGTATTTTCTTCATTTGTATTCCTCCACCGTGTTGCATCCGATGTATGTGCCTCGGTCTTTGAGGCATGCCCATGTCACGTCGCCGGTCTTGACCGTCTCCATGCCGTAATCGGGATGCGTGCCCACATACCAGTACGCATAGATGCTTACTCCCATCAGGAAGAGCATTGCGGCGACGGATACCACCAGTGCGACAATCAGAATTTTCTTGACCTTGTCCAAGCCGTCCATCATTCACCGTCCTTTTCGATTTCGTTGATCTTGTTCTTGAGGGCCGTTAGAATGTCTCGTTTCGGACAGTTGTTCGCGAATGCCCACCAAACGCATCTGAATCCTGCCCAATCGACGTTCACGAGAGCGGAGAACAATGCGTTGCCCAGGCCGGACAGATTGGTGTCGGCATAAAGCGGTGTGCCGTGTATCACCGCTTCGTTCGCATACCAGAGCGCCTTCTTGAGGTCTTCGACGCCGTTCTTCGACTGCCAGCGGTAGCAGTATTTGACCACGTTGCCCCAGTCGAAACTCAACAGGCGGGTCAGTTCGATGCATTCGAACGGGCCGCTCTCGTAATGCTTCGGATGATTGACGTTGTCCATGTGCTGCTCCTTGACCGATGCCGAATCTGATGATTGCGACGCATAGGCGGCACCGGCCAATACGTTGTCGAACAGGATTTCAAGCGGGTTGCGGTTCATTCGACGGTCTCCTTATACGGGTTTTCGCTTGTATATTGCGGAAAATCGCATTCCTGGTCTTTCCAGCCGGCAGCGTATCCTTCCCGCCATGCTTTGCGGCGCTCGTATTCCAGCTGTTCCAGGCTGCACGGGGGTTCCGGTTCGTCGTGTTTCATGATTTCTCCTTTTTTAGAAAAGTGTTTGCTGTTCGTTTTCTTCGGATTGCGGCCATCCGAAATCCGACAGGTCATTCACCGGCAGTCCGGCCCACGGATCGGAATTGCCGGGCACCGGCCGTGTTTTCGGAAAACCAGGAAGCGTTGAATAATGGAATCCATTGTCGCCCACATCCGCCGGCTTGACGCTGACGGGCATCAGGCCGCATTCGTGCTCGCCCAAATATTGGCCGTCCGGACTGATGCCCAATGGTCCGGCGACGGTTTCCAATCTGACGATGTCCATGTGGGACACGTGCCGGATGCGTATGAGCGGCCTGTCAAGGATGATCGCGGTGACCAGGTCGTCGCCTTCGATAATTCCCGCGTCCCACGATTGCCAGACCACGTCCCTTTCGCTGAAAATCCACCGGCCGCATGAGCACACGACCGGAAAGAGATGCGCCGGATTGCCTTCCGGGGCGAACCGGCGCATCCACTGCGGTGGTTTCCTGCTCATCCAATCAGCCGCTTCCAAAAACCGTCGGACGCCTCGACAAGCCGGTAGCCGCAGTATGGGCAGGTCACGTAATATGTGCCGACACGTTCTCCGCAGTGGGCGCATTCCACATACTTGATCGTCTCGATCATTCGTTTACCGCCTTCCGCTCGGCTTCGAGCATTTCCTTTGTGGTTTTGGTTTCAGGTTCCTCCCATGGGACTGCTAGCTTCACGTGGCTATTCATGATTGCGATGCGACCTTGATTTTCGTCTCTAAACCATGAGCATCCGTCACAATCCCCGTATCCGCAAGCAATCCCATAAATCCCGTCCCAGCGTCCCATCCATCCGCTTTTCAGGTAATATGTTTCGTTCGTGTCGAGTTCCACACGTAGACCCATGTCATGCGGCAGAACGTCTAACACACTGCTCACTCCAGTCATATTCTTCGACATAGTCGATCCCTCCTTAGTTGAGGCTTCGTCTGATTGATTTCCAGATCTGGTCGAGTTCGGCATCGGCCAAACCACTATCCCTACCGCGCTGCAGCAGGTCGTCGTGGATCTGATGTTCATTTTCCGGATGGTTTTTGAAACGTCCGTAAGCCCACGCAGCGTGCTGTTGCGTTGGCCCTCCGGCACCGGCGTCATATCCGGCATGCCGTTGGAAATCGACGTGGCACGCCTGTCGGCCATGACATCATCCAGATTCATTTGCGGCGCGTCCGGCTTCGGCTCGTTCGTGTAGCCGTAATCCTTGAGCATGCGCATGACCGCCTCGCTCGCCTCCGGCACCACGCCGGCAGGCAGATCCACCAGCTCATACCGTTTGCCGTCGATGACGCTGCCGGGGCCAAGCACATACCCTTTGTTGCTCACACGCAGGTCGATCGGCAGATTCTGCTCATGCACCGCGTTCTTCAACAGTCCGATATCCATGCCGGCCGGCATGCGATAGTACAGGTGCACGCCATGCGGCGTTTTCGTGACCAATGTGGCAGGGAGCATGTCGCCGCCATAGTCGCCCGTCAACGCCTGCAAGCACTGCCAACCATCAGGACCGCCATCCTCGGACGGCTTGTCGCAGTCGATGACGAAACAGTCGCCGAGCGGCACGACCGCATAACGACTCATCTGACCGGTGATGAACGATGCGTCCACGTGGCTATCGTCAGACGGATTCAACCGCCTCCACGACAACGACACCTTCCCGTCGACCGGACCACCGGCCTTTCGCGCCTTGCCCTCGCATGGAGCGAAACCGACATGGCCGTCCAACGCCGATTCGACGATGCCGGCCAGATCATGACAATCGCCCACATCATCCAACGGGAGCAGACTGTCACGATTCGGCTTCGACAATGCCTTCTGCCGCCAATCCTCGGCTGGCTCAGCCTCATTGTCGAGAGCGGCCTTGCGGTACACTTCGAAACGATTCTGGTCGACTACGCGCACCACACGGCATTGACCGCCGGGAAGAGCCTTGGTCTTCGAATTCCCCAAGCCAAGCACATCCATCAAAGACTGCGGAACCGCCGTATGAAACTCCTTGCGATAGTCGTTCCTGGACGCGACCTGCACTCCATACCGTTCCTCGTTCGACGCGATCTCGCTGATCAGCCAATACATCTCATCGCTGATGTTGCGGGCAGGACTCAGATTCACGATTTCCGGCTCATCCGAAAGCTCCCACAGACGGCACGACAGCACGAATAACGCTGCGGGATGCCGCTTGCAGAAACCCTCGATCGCATGATATTCGTCATATGAACGCCCCTTCGACTGGTGGAATTCCACCTTGACGAAACGGCGCACGTCAGAATTCTCACCGGAATCAGCGAACTGCATGTTCGTCAGAATCAGCAACGTCGCAGATGGCGTCATCACGCGATAACGACCGCCGGTAACGCGGGCATTGACCTGCGAGCCGGTCGACAACGCACGCAGCAAAGGAAGCATGTCCTCCGTGACCGCGCAGGCCTCGTCATCAATCGCGAATGCCTTGCCATCCATCTCATCATTCATCGACTCGCGGCCAAGCGTATATCCGCCGCCAGCGCAGTAGCCTTGCACGCTGAAGCCGGGAAAAACCTTGCCGACGCCCAACACGCCAAGCAACGCCTGACGGGCGATCAGCGTCTTCCCGTCACCGCCATGCCCTGACAGCACATAGGAAAGCTGCTTGAACGGTTCCAGCCACGGAGTCGCGAACATGCGGCATAGATTCGCATAGGACTTTTCGTCGACGGTGAGCCATCTGAGGATCCGTTCAGCGTCCTTCAACGCCTGATAGCCCATGCCGGCAGGCGAGAAAGTCTGTGTGACGGCGATATCCGGCTCATTCTGCAGGCAAACGACTTTGCCGTCACGGCGCACCCATACGCAGGGGTCGCAGCGCACGCCGCGTTCGACTTGGTCGAACCATTGCGAACGTTTCGCCTCGCGCAGGATCGTTGCCGAGTAGAGCGGATTGCGTTCGCTGCTGCGCGCGTTGCCGCCGATATGGTATTCGTCCTCGATGGTTTTGACTGGATGCCAGCTGTTGAGGATGAGTCTTTCGCCTTCATGGTCGGCCATGTCCGGGTCGCGACGCCAGAGCCTGTCCTGTGACGGACAGTAGCGAAGGTGGCCTTCGCGGAGTTCCCAGATGGCTTTCTGATATCCGGTCGCCACGACTGGCTCTTTCTTGCGTCGGTCGTTCTCTCCGCCGCCTTGGCAGATGAGTTCGAGGTTGTGGCCGGTGATGGTCGTGACGATCGTGTGGTCGTTCGCCGGAGTGAAGGTGAGTGCGAGCATGTGGAAGATTCCTGCGAATTTTGCCGGCAGGTCTTCGGCTGGTATCGGCTGGTATTGGCGGTAGTCCCTCATCTTTTCACCTCCTTGTCTAAAGGGACAGTGACGGCCCCTAAACACACATACAAAAAAACAACAAAAAAGACATATATATAAAACACTTTGTCCTTTTGTCCTTTTTTCTATATATCGTTGATTTTTCGTCCTTTTTGGGTGGACTTTGCGCATGTCCACCTATGCCACCCCGCGTCTCCGCAGTGACGTTTTTCTTTCGGGTGAACGTCACTACGGGGAAACGCGAGGGGACTTTTTCTCATTTTTTAGAATTCAGGCTCGCTGCCGCTGCCTGCGCCGAGCGCGTTGATGACCTGGTCGACCGGCTTGCCGAGGAGTCCTGCGATCTCCTGCGCGGTCTTTCCCGCAGCGGCGAGCTGGCCGATGGTCTGCCTGTCGCTCGCGGTCAGTCCGGCTGGCTGGCCAATGGTGGCCGTCTGGCCATAAGCGGGCTGCTGTGGCGCATACTGTTGTTGTCCCGCCTGCGGGTCGTTCATCGCCGCGTTCAGATCGGACTGCTTCTTCGGCGTGACGACGTAATCGTAGATCTTCGCATCGTTGTATCCGCGGGTCTTTGCGGGCTGGGTGCGGGCGAACGTGGCTTTCAGACGGTCGCCGACGTTCGGATGGTCGCCGACTCCGGCCTGACGGCATGCGAGGCGCAATTGGCCGATGTTGTAGCCTTTCAC